CTCGTGCACCAGCTGGATGAATGTCCTGGGCAGATGCATGTCCCAGATCTCTCCCTCGAACGTTTCATCGCTCAGGTCATCCACTCCAAACAAACACACTCCGTCGTTGAAGCGGCTACCCTTGATGTAGATGTACTGCCCGGGAACCAGCCCTGCTGCGGTCAGTCTGCCGCCTGAAATCGTGAACGTGCCCCTGATCGTCTGCTTCACAAAGAAATTGTGAATGTATGCGCATATCTGTTCGACCATGTACGTCACCCTTTCTGACGGCTCCTGGGACGGCCCTGGGGCTTTTTGCGGGGCTGGGCTTTGTCTTCCACGTTCGCGGTTTGATCTACGGCGATGAGCGGATACCCCATGCGGTTGTCGCTTCCCGCCAGTTCAGCTATTCGCTCCGGGGAAACAATAAAATCGGGGCGGGGGTAAATCTCCCCCGCCTCGTAGATGCGGTTGCCGTCCTGGAGATCAGCGAACCGCTCTATCACGATATAGCTCACGCGCTCTTGGGAGTTTCAATGACGCTGGCGACATACAGCGCATTCGGGTTGTACAGGACGGGCATGAACAGGGCACTCGCCTTGGTCCACAGCACCGCAGGGTCAGTCTCGCCCCACTGGCTGATGTACACGAAGGGAGATTCGCCGGAAGCGCTCACACCGCCGTCGAACGCACGAGCCGCGTCGACCTCAGGCGGGTCGCCCCACAGACCAGTACCGATGCGACCGCTGGCGTTCGGAGCGAAGAAGGAGACCTTGTTCGCGGGGAAGTAGCGGTGCGCGGTCAGCGCGGGAATGCCAGTGGAGGCGTTCATCGCGCCGGGCACGTTGTAGGTCAGGTCATTGGTGATGACCTGGGAGATACCGAATTCCTCATTGAGGTAAGCCCTCAGGTCAGAATTGCGGACCAGCTGGCCAGTCATCAGAGCGCCGTTGACGGCCTTCTGGATCGCTTCGTTCTGGCGCAGCTTGGTCAGGACGGCGCGGGGCAGAACCATGCCGGTCAGGGAGATGCCCTTGGTGGTGGTTTCGTCCATCAGCTCCTGCAGCTGATCGGGGATGCTCTTGGAAGCACCAGCGCCGAAGTCCAGGGTCTTCGCCAGGTTGGCGGCGGGAACGCCGTAGTCCACGGTGATGTCCAGGTCGTTTTCCTTGATGGTCACCTTGCCGGTAGCCAGAAGCTCATTCTTCGCCACCTTGGTGCGGGTGATGACCTGTTCAGCCAGACGCAGGCCGTCGTTCATCACGTACTCGTACAGGTTCTCGTCGCCCTGGACGCCAGCACGGGTCAGCTCACGCAGACGCTCGGACTGGTTCATCTTGACCTTGATCAGGCCCTTCTCGATGTTGTGGGTATCGATCGGGACGCGGAAGGTCTTCTGCGCTTCGGTGTCGAAGCCATGGAACTGGGCCATGACGGGGATCTGGTACTCGTTGGCAATAGTCTGCCAGTAGGCCACCAGGTTATCGGTCTTTTCGTCGCCGAACAGACCATCGATGGGGTCATTCTGCCGGGTCACGTCAAAGCCGACGGACAGCCAGTCCTTTTCGGGAATGAAGCCCAGCACGTTATCACGAAAGATGCTCATGTTGTTTCACCTCGTTTATCGTAGTGTCGGGGGATCAAGCCTTGGCGGTCACGGTCGCGCTGCCAGCCGCCAGGGCGTAGCCGTTCGCGTCGGTCACGGCCACGGTGATCTTCTTGCCAGTCGCGGCCGTGATCTCATCGTCGCCGTCCCAGGTCGTCCAGGAGGACAGGTTATCGCCAGCACGCACGGTCTGGGCGGCGGTGTCCACCTTGTACTTGTACAGGTCGGTGCTGCCCTTGGTATAGCCGCTAACGGTGATGGCGGTGTCGCCGGAAGTGGTAGCGGACGCGGCACTGGTGACGGTCAGGGTCGCCAGCATCTTGACCTCGAAGTTCGGGCGATTGGTCGCCGGGGAGGTCGCAGTAAAGCCGATGCCAGTCAGCGCGGACACAGCAGCGGCTTCGGGCGTAGCGGGCAGGCGGTCGGTATACACCTGACCACGGGTCACGATGGAACCGGGCATATCGCCGGTGCTCACGTCGATGTTCTCATACAGGATGCCCTTGGCGTTGCCGTCGTTGCTGGGGATGATCGCGCCAGCGGGGACGTACTTCGTGCCGTCCGCACGGGTCACAACCTGGGCGTGATTCTGGGCGATAGTGGTGGTCAGGCGAGTGCAATCCTCATTATCAACGAGGAAGTAGCCAGCTTCCCAGCCCTTGCCCTGCAGTTCAGGAGACTGAATAAAGCTCATGATTTTTCACCTCTTATTCTTTGTTGTCGGCTCCGTCCGTGGGAGCCTTGCCGTATCTGCGCTCGTGGAATTTCCGCGCAATCTCTGCGGCCCGGGGATTTGCTCCGTTGCCGTCGTTGTCCTTGGGCGGATTTTCCACATTTGCGCCCTTGGTCTTGGTCGTGACCTTGAAGTCAGCCCATTCAGTCTCGATGCTCTTTTTGAGATCATCGGCCTTTTCCAGCTTGCCGTCTTCGCCGAGCTTCATGCCGTCGAAAACAGTGGCCTTGATGATGGTGTCCAGCCGCTTGCTGTCAATGCCGGATTCCTCCAGCAGCTTGCGATAGGCCGCCTTGACACTGGACAGCTTTTCCTTGGCCTCGGTGTCGCTCTTGAACGTGTCGAACTGCTCCTTCAGGGAGTTGTATTTCTTCTCCCAGTTGCCCGCCTTGGTTGCGCTGTCCTCGGCGGCAGCCTTGTCCTGTTCAAGCTGGGCGATCTCGTCCAGTTTGGCATTGTACCGCTCTTTCGCCACGAACTCGCGGCCTACGGCGCTGGAAATGGCCGATACGATCTTGCCGACGTTTGCGGCGGGGATGCTGCCGTCCTCGCCCGCGTGCTTGGTAATGAGTGCTTCAAAGTCAATAGCCATGTGTTTTCATCCTTTCTCGCTGTTTACGGGTGCTACCCTAAAGATGATGTGAACTTGTCGGGATTTCCGACAGGTATAAAAACAGCACCGGCGCGTTGCGGGTGCTGGATTTATCAAAATACGTAAAAACCCACGCTGTAATGAGAGTATTTCTCACTACAGTGTGGGTTATGGGCTGTTATCCTTTTTTTAGTTCGTTCTCTATGACGTTCTTGTACTCGTCAATATGATTCTCAACGGCCGGGCGAAGGAACGGCGTTGGGGCCATTGGCAAGCCTACTCTCACCCGGCCCTGTTCTTCATCGTAGAAGAACCACTTTGAGAGGCCGCTGTTCGGCCCCTTTTTCACCTGCGTCTCAATCCAGTCAGCAGATGGCTCGTATTTGTTGCCCGTGCCGAGTTCAACATCACTATGTTACCACAAGGGCTTTTTATCCCCTGCTTCTTATGGTTTCCCATAAGGTCGGCGTACATCACAGACCCGCGCCAAAATGGCGCGGGTCTTCGGACACTCTTGGAGGGATTATTGCTCGCATTATCGCTCACCCTCTACGCTCTACGGTGCCGGGTGCTATTCCCGGTTACCTCGGAATCGGCGTATCGGCTTAAATAGGTCGTCCAATCCCCTTTTATTGCCTTCGTGATACCTCGCCACAATCGTCTTATAGTCAAGGTCAAATATCTCACACCATTCAGATAAAGTCCTCATGGAATTTCCAATGGTAATCTTGATATTGCATGACCTGTTTCGACTTTGCGTTGTGGTGTCAGTCCACCGGCAATTATCAGGCGAATATCCCTTATCATTGTCAATTCGGTCTATGGTCAAGTCCTCGCTGTAACCGTTTTCAAGCGCCCATTTATAGAACGCATTGAAATCGTCACGCCATTCGTCACAAACAGTAATTCCACGCCCACCATAGTAATTATACCGTTTATCTTGAGGGCTATAGCAGCGCCGTTTCATGTGCTGCCAGCACTCATATATACGGGTATGGCTCATTTTGTGTTTGTGGTTCGCCGTCAGGTTTTTCCTGTCCTGTTCGCGTTTCATGCAGCCGCATGATTGAACTGCGCCAGCGATTAAACTGTCCGAACGCACAGACTTGACTTTGCCGCAATCACATTGACAATTATAATACGTTTTTCGCGTATTTCTATCGTCAATTCCGATTACAACCAACCTTCCGAATCTTTGACCTGTTAAGTCGTTTTTGACGTTTTTCACAGTCCCCACCTCCAAATATTATTGTACCACATTCGGAGGTAAAAGTAAAGCGAATCGCGTTTTAGCTTTTTCCGATTTTGCCCGATTTTTCAATACACGTTACCGTGTAAGGGCGCATGTATGTCTACGCAGCGAAATCGAGGTTTGAGCCAACAACAACGGTTCCTCCGTCATTCTCAACCTTGTGGTGCAAACTGTCCCTGATTTGGGCAGTGATCTCCGTGCGCAGTGGATTGCCCTTCGGCCCCAACGGCGCGACAAGTTCCTTGGCATAGCTTTCAGCCTTGCCGCCGATGATTTCAAGGGCGCGGGTGCACGCCTGTTCGGCAGCGGCGAGGACTTCTGAGGTGTTATCTGTAAAGTCAACGCTTGCCACGCTTCATCGCCTCCCACTCCCTGTACGTAACATCCCCCACGATCTCGCCGGTCTCTGCGTCCCTACGCTGTGAATTGGAAGGATAGTCCGGGTAAACGTCCGTCATGGAACACCGGCAGTTATAGACCTCACCTGGCGATCCTGACGGGTCTTTGGGGTACATGAGTTCATCACCGCTGGGCGAGATAAACGGGTCATCTACGTCCCGAACCTGTCCGTCAAGGTCAGCGTGCGTGTCACGGGTCTTGCTGTCCAATATAGCAAGCCACTTCTTCTGAACTCGAATTCCCATACCCCGCGCCTGCCGCATGGATTCAAGGCAGCCCGCGTTATGTGCGCCGCCGAACGCTGTACGCGCATTTCTGATGGCGTTTTTGTAGGAGGTCTCGCCTGTCTTGTCCATGATTCGGCGGGCGATCTGCTGGATGGTCTCACCCTGAACAATGCCCTGCGTGATAGCGCTGTTCATCAGCTTATTGTAATAGCCGAACGCCTTGTCCTTCTTTACGCCTTGCCGCGCTTTGGGGAGCATTTGCGGGTCGCTCTTTATCAGTCTCGCAACCGTGTTCTCATCGTACATGGCGAACTCTGTCTCAATGCCGGTAACCTGCTCAACCTC